AGTTGAAAATTATGCTAATAGAAATTTTTTTTTTAACCGACCTATTGTTCCAAGAGCATTAGAAGGGGAAATTCCAGAATATCAATTTAATGAATATACAACTGGAATAGCTAGATTATTAGGAAAGGCAACAAATTATAGCCCTATGAAAATAGACAATATTATTAAAGGATGGACAGGAGGTTTAGGAAATTATGCTATGTCTGCATTAGATATGAGTTTAAGAAAAGCAGGTCTTATTCCAACAGTATCAAAACCATTAACAGGTGAATTAATAAAAGATTTAGCAGATATTCCTATTATAAAGGCATTAGTAATAAGAAACAAAAGTTTGTCTAGTGAAAGTATAAATAGATTTTTTAAACAATATTCTAAAATAAAACCACAATGGACAACTTATAATAGATTATTGTCAGATAGTATTGGAGAAGGAATTTTAGAAGCACAAAAAAGATTTCCTCCAGAAGAACAAGAAATTTTAATACAAAAATGGTCAGAAATAGAATCAACAATAACATTTATACAAGACCAAATTAGAATGATAACTGATATTAGAAGAAATCCAAATATAGAAAGTGCAGAAAAAAGACAAATAATAGATCAATATTATACAAATGTAGTAAATGCATCAAAAGACAGTATGAAACAATTAAGATTTATTGAAGAAGGAATTGACAATGATTAAGTCTTTTAAAAACAATAAAAACATGATACAGTATTTTATATGACAATATCTACAACAACGATAAAAAATAGTTATTCTGGTGATGGTTCTCAAGATACTTTTGCCTATACATTTAAAATATCTGCTGATGCTGATATGCAAGTTATTATTCGTGCATCTACAGGTGTAGAAACTGTAAAAACATTAACGACCCATTATACAGTAACTGGAGCAGGTACTGCAACAGGAGGTAATGTAGTCTTTACATCTGGTAATATTCCGACAGCTACAGAAACAGTTGTACTTAGACGAGTTACCACAAAAACACAAACATTAGATTTAGTTGAAAATGATCCCTTTACAGCAAATAGTGTAGAAGGAGCATTTGATAAAAATTTAGCAGCAATACAAGAATTGCAAGAAGAAGTAGATCGTTCATTTAAAGTTAGTAGAACTAATACTATTACATCATCTGAGTTTACAGATAGTTCAACATCAAGAGCCAGTAAGACATTAGGATTTGATTCTTCTGGAGATTTAACCACAGTTGCAGATTTTCTACCTGCTGGTGGTGATAGTGCAATGTTTCAATATTCAACAACAACAACGGACTCTGATCCAGGAGCAGGTTTTTTACGACTAAACAATGCAACAATAGCTTCGGCAACAATTGCTTATGTTGATGATCTTGAATTTAATGGTACAGATGTAAGTGCATGGGTACAATCATTTGATGATGTAACAGGCAATGATACAAATAGAGGTAGAATAAGAATTAGTAAGGCAAATACATTAGATACTTGGATGGTATTTAAGGTAACAGGAGCAGTAACAGATGCAAGTGGGTATACAAAAATTGGTCTAGTATATATTGATAGTGCAGGAACATTTGCTAATGAAGATAAAGTATTTCTATCATTTGTAGCAAGTGGAGAAGATGGAGCAATTCCTGGTTATCGTTATAAATTTGATACAGGAACATCAGACGCAGACCCTGGTTCTGGAGAAATAGCTTTTAATAATGGAACATATGCAAGTGTTACAGAAATCTATATTGATGATGCTAATGCAGATGGTGTAACAGTATCAGCAGACATTCTTACATGGGATGATTCTACAAGTACCATTAGAGGAATTATAATGATCTATGATATTAATGATAGGTCTACTTATGCACGATTTAAGATAACTGGAGCTTCCACAGATGCAAGTGGATATGTAAAACTAGCAGTTGCTCATTTAAATTCTAATAATACCTTTAGTGCAGCAGATGAATTATCGGTACACTTTACAGCTTCTGGAAGTAAAGGTGATACTGGAAGTACAGGGAGTACAGGGAGTACTGGGAGTACTGGAAGTACAGGTGCATTAGGTGCAAACCCACAACTATCTATGACTTTTAGTAATTCTACAAGTGATGCAGATCCAGGTGCAGGTAAGATTGCTTTTAACAATGGAACATTATCAAGTGTATCAGTTTTATTTGTAGATGATGCAGATGATGCAGGTGCAGATATTACAACTTTTGTGCAATCATGGGATGATATATCAAACTCAGTAGCTAGAGGTATAATTACAGTTACTAAAGAATCAACTCCTGCAACTTATGCTACATACAAAGTAACAGGAGCTATAACAGACGCAAGTGGTTACACCAAAGTAGCTGTAACACATCTAACAAGTTCTGGATCATTTTCTAATGCAGATGGAGTAAGTGTGCATTTTTCTTATTCTGGTGCAGATGGTTCTGGAGATATGACTTCATTTACATTAGCAGGAACATCTGGCTCTGATCAAACAATAACAAATGGTAACACCTTAACTGTTGCAGCAGGAGAAGGCATTACTACTACAGGAGGAGCTACTGATACTGTAACGATTGCAGGAGAAGATGCAACAACAAGTAACAAAGGTATAGCTTCATTTCATAGTGATAATTTTTCGGTAAGTAGTGGTGCTGTAACTGTTAAAGATTTAGGAATAGCAACTGCTGAGATACAAGCTAATGCTGTTACAGCAGCTAAATTCAATGCTGATGTAATTAGTGGTCAAACTGAACTTGCAGCAGAACCTGCTGACACAGATGAATTTTTAGTTAGTGATGCAGGTGTTCTTAAAAGAATGGATTACTCGCATATAAAAGCAGGTGCTACTACAGTATCATCAAAAGGAAGTACAACAAGTTCTGGTACTTTTAATATAACAAGTTTAACAATAAATATTCCTTTGTTTTTAGTTGCTGATGGATCAAGTGGTAATAAGCCAGAAGTAAAATTTAGAGTTACAGCAGGATCAACAGGTGGTGCAACTGAGAATAGTAGTAATTTCTTTTTTATAGGAGCAAATGATGGTACTTCAAGTAGAACAGTTCCTGGTACTGTTTTAATCCCAAGTGCAACAACAGTTACATTAGATGTGAATAGTATTGCTGGAACATTAACAGCATTTCAATAAGGAAAAATTATGAAAGGATATGTAAAACTCACACCAGAAGGTTTAATTGCAATAAATTCAGACAATGCAACTGACCAAACCATGTATAATAATGATGCAACTGCAAGAGAGTTTACAACAGAAGAATATACATTATTTGGCGATCAACTTAAATATGCAGGTAATGAAAACACAAAAGTAACAGGTACATCTTTAGATGATGCAACTGTTTCTTATACAGGATATACAGCTACCCAACTTTTTAATGCAGCTATAGAACTTTTAAGAGAAAAAAGAAACACTCTACTTGATAAGACTGAATGGACAGTTAATAATGATAACCAACTTTCTGATGATAAGAAAACAGAGTGGAAAACATACAGGCAAAAATTAAGAGATTTAACAAAAGATCTAACAACCGAAACTGAAGTTAATGCAGTATCATTTCCAACTCAACCGAGTTAATAATGGACAGAAGAACTATACATGACATTGCTAAAGAAATGGAAGCACATGAACGAGAGTGCGTTGTGTATCGTACTAGCACACAAAGAAGTTTAGATAATTTAGAAAGTAGAATTAAAAGATTAGAATTATTGATTATGACATTAATTATAACTATACTATCAGCAATGACAGGAGTTTTTTTAAAGGTGTTATAATGCGAAAAAAACATAAAAGTCCTACAGGTGGTTTAACAGAAGCAGGAAGAAAATACTTTAAAAGAAAAGAAGGTGCTAATTTAAAACCTCCTGTAAAAAAAGGAACTAATCCAAGACGAGTTAGTTTTGCAGCACGATTTGCAGGAATGAAAGGTCCAATGAAAGATGAAAAAGGTAGACCAACTCGTAAAGCATTAGCATTAAAAAAATGGGGTTTTGGGAGTGTAGCTGCAGCAAGAAATTTTGCTAACAGAAACAAAAAGTCATGATTGATCCTTTAACAGCATTTGCTGCAATTAAATCGGCAACAGGATTAATTCAACAAGGTATAAAAGTAGGTAAAGGATTGCACGATCTTGCTAGTCCAATAATGAAATGGGCAAATGCAGAATCACATATGGATGTAGCTGCAAGTCAAAAAGGCAGAACATTAACAGGTAAATTGTTTGGTAAATTTTCTAGTGTAGAGCAAAATGCTATTGCTGCTCATTTACGCAAACAAGAATTAAAACAAATGAAAGAAGAATTAAGAGAAGTTTTTTTATTGTATGCTCACAATGGATTGCAACAATGGGAGGATTTACAAAAAGAAATAGCTCATCAAAGAGCATTGCAAAAAAAACGCATACAACAACAAATAAAAGAAAAAGAAGAAGCAAAAAAAATAATGATTATAATAACAGCAATTGTTATCGGATTTATTTTATTAGTATTAGAAATTAATTATATATTAGGATAAATTTTTAATAACATCAGACAAATCTTTAGCTCTTTCAGGAGTTTGTTTTGCCCATTTAGAATCTAACATTTGATTAGCTGCTTCGTTGTAATCGTAGTTACCAAATGCTGTCCACATTTTTTTAAACTTACTTACTCCTGTTTTACCTAATTGAAATACCATTTCTATAATAACTTCTTTAGCTTCTGGTTTTAATTTTAAATTTCCAATTAAATCAGAAGCATTGTTTACTGCATGACTAAAATCATTTTCAAAACACAAATCTAATTCTTCTTGACTATATGTTTTTTTTATATCCCATTCCTCATCATCTCTACATAAATGACCATAACCAACAGTTCTTTTACCTAATGAATCCAAATACACATAGTTTCTAAAACCTTCATGTAATTTAATTCTGTCTTTTAATTCTTCATAAGTCATTTCATATTATCTCTAGCAACACCTTTTGTCTTCTCATATGACCTCATTGCTCCAAGACCGAGCAAGGACATAGTAAGTCCTAGTAATCCTTCTAATTCTATTTGTGGTGGTTTCATTTCTGGCATCCAAATAGCAAAGATCCAAGTAAGTATTGGACCAATAAAATATTGCCATGCAATACCTAAACAACACACCCACATAATAGCAGGTCTAGCTCCACTTACAAAAAGTGATGGATGTTTAGCTTGTTCTACATTTGCTTTAGCTTGTGCTTGAGAAATAGCAAGGGTTTGCTTTCTTAGCTCTCCTTCTATCTTCGTTTTGAGGTCTTTATCTTCTACAAATTTGTCTAAGATTTTACCTGCTACACCTATAACCGATTCAGCTATCATGTTAGTTTGGTTTCACTCCTATATTATCAAGAATGTTTTTTAGTTCTTGGTTTAGATCATGGTCGCTTTTTTCATTTGTAAGGTCTTGATGTAAGTTTACAGCTTGATACCCTGCCCTATCTAATAAATCTTTACTAGCTTGTAGTTGGATAGATTCTTGTTTAGCTGTATTGATTAATGATACAATTCTGTTTAATGCCATAGGCACAGAACTAGATAATTGTTTATTTACTTCTTCTTGTATTTCTTTTTTATATCGTTCTTTTAACTGATAACCCATGATGTCAGCATTGGTTTTTTTATACCCTGCTTTAATTGCTGATTGAGTTGCATTGCCTGTCTGACTAAAATGATGTATAAAATCAGATTGCATCTTTGATAAATTTTTAGCCATATTATAATGTGTTTAATAAAATAATAATAAGCAAAACTAAAACTGTCCAATCATACATACTAATGACTGAAAAACTTTCAATAAATTTTGCTGCTTTGTTCTTAATGTTAGTCCACATAAGTACAATTTTATAAATATTTAAACAAATATCAAGTATAATCTTTTAATTGTTCTCTTATTAAATCGGCAAGTAGTTATTATGAATTTATTACCTTTGTAAATAAAGGAGCATCATTCGTAATTCTTTTATCTGCAATTTTTATATATTCTTTATTTAGTTCAATAATTGTTGCATTTCTATTTAATCTATCAGCTACAAGTCCTGTAGTTCCAGACCCACCAAATGGATCAAGAATATTACCATTTTCAGGACAACCAGCTAATATACAAGGTTCTATTAAATTAGGTGGATAAGTAGCAAAATGAGCTTCTTTATATGGTTTCGTGGTAACTGTCCACACACTTCTTTTGTTAGCTCCTTTTATTTCGGAATACTCTCTTTTTTCCATATTATGTTGGTTTTTTCCACCTAATGCACCTGATGCTGTTCTTGCCCTTGCCGAAATAAATCCTTTATTACTTTCTTTAATTGATTCTCTAATGGATTCATTATCAAAATAATAATTTTTAGATTTAGAAAGTAAGAATATATATTCGTGTGCTTTGGTGCATCTATCCTTTACACTTTCAGGCATAGGATTAGGTTTGTGCCAAATGATATCTTGTCGTAAATACCATCCATCTTCTTGCAAAGCAAAAGCAACTCTAAAAGGAATTCCTATTAGGTCTTTAGGTTTAATTATATTACTTCTATATGCTTTTCTATCTTTGTATCTATCTGCGTTTTTTGTGTGCAAATGTTGTTTGTCTTTATTCTTATCTTTTTTTAACCATTTGTTTATATATGTACCATTACTTGCATAACTATCACCTAAATTAAGCCATACTGTTCCATCATCTCGTAATACTCGTTTAACTTCTCTAAATACCTTAACTAAATTATCAACAAATTCTTTGGGTGTTTTTTCTAAACCTAATTGACCATCACTTCCATAATCTCTTAAACCCCAATATGGTGGTGAAGTAACACAGGTATGAAAATAATTACTTGGCAATTCTTTTAAAACATTACGACAATCACCAACTCTAATATCAATCATTTCTGCCTCATCTTAAAAATATTGCGAATATGAGTTAGGATCATAAAAAAACACAGCACATATAATGTCGTATGTTCATTCAAATGTGTGAATAATACCCACCAAATCTGTGAAAAAAGACCGAAATAACCAGAATATTTCCACCCATTTCCATACAAATAAATAGAAATAATAGCTGTGACTACGGCTACGGATTCAACTATTAAATTAAGCATAACGTGTTTCCATAATATATTTCCAAAACTCTTGTGGTTTAGCCATTTTGTCCTGGCTTAATGTGTACACATCCCCATTACCTAAATTTTTCTTAACGGCATGGTCAAAAAAGTAATTTTTAGAACTAGCCCCTACTATTATCATTTTCATTGGACAGC